CAATCCCTATACAGCATCTGTTTATGGTACTCAAGTATTAGACACATCTGATCTTTCAAACTTTACAGACTTTGACAGCGTGACAAGTTCACAAGTACAAGGTTGGGTCGAAGGTGCAATGGGAGTAGAAGATGTGCAATCTTTAAAAGATAACCTTGATGCAAACATTGCAGGGCAAATTAATCCAACAAGTGAAACTAAAACTTTAGTATCTTAATTTTATTTATTTAAATATTAAGATAGAATATAACTTTATTAACTAGCTTTTATAGGGAGCAAACTATGACTGAAGAGAAAAAAGAAATGACCAACGAAGAACCAATCATCCTTACATTTGATGATGTGCCTTACAGGGCGTCTGATTTGAATGAGGAGCAATTACCTATCGCAGTAGAGCTAAATGAAATTGTGCCTGAATTACAAAGGCTTGAAAAAAGTCATGCAAAGCTTTCACGTTTTAAAAATTATTTGGTTCAAGACTTTAAACGTAGCTTAGAGGTGGAAACACTAGAAGATACAAAAACAGAGGAATCTGAATAATGTTTGAATTACTTACTATTATTAATAGTATAACTATTATTGCTTTTGCATATTTTCACAAAGAAGAAATAAAATCATTTTATAAAAAATAATGTCTACGAAGCCAACAGTTTCATCTGTACATCATGAGCTTTTGCGACATGAAACTGAGTGCAGTGAGCGTTGGCGTACTAATTTTAAGCAATTAGAAAAGCTTGACAATGATATTAATTTTATAAGAAATATTATGTTAGGAGGTATTGCAACTATAGCTCTTACTTTTCTAGGATTTATTCTTACTCTTATAACAATTACATGAAAAAATTAAAATCTATACTCGGTTCATTAGCACCTACCCTTGGTGCAGCTATTGGAGGACCTTTAGGTGGTCAAGCAGGACAAATATTAAGTCAAGTTTTAGGTGTTCCTAATAATCAAAATTCTATAGAACAAGCTATGAATAATATTACAGCAGAACAAATGATTGAGCTAAAAAAAGCAGAAACTGATTTTGAAGTACGTATGAGAGAACTTGATGTAGATGTTTTTAGATTAGAAACAGAAGATGTTAAAGATGCAAGAGAAAAATTTAGCAATGATTGGACACCTAAAGTATTAGGATTAGTCTCAATGTTTGGTTTTATGGCATATATTTTTTTTATAACAGCCGTACCTATTGATGATGCATCTGACGATATAGTAATGCTGATCATCGGATCATTAACAGGTATAGCTACAGCAGTTATATCTTTTTATTTTGGTTCTAGTAATAAAAAAGATAAATAATGAAACAAATAGCAAAAGACTTTTTTATTAAATGGCAGCAGGCTTGTTATGTCTGTTTCCCAATGATGGTGCAAGGCAATTTATTTGCTCTTACATTTGACCATTGGATTAAAGCAAACAAAACAGGAATTATTGCAGGTTTTGGTGCTGTGTTACTTGGCTACACTGTTCTTAAAAAATACAAAGATAAGAAATGGTTTCATGGAGTAACAATTGCAACAGCTTGTTTTGTTGGTGATCTAATGATTCACCCATCTCACTTTGCTGGTGTATTTGGTGAAGCTGCATTAACAGCAATAGCATCTGGACTACTTGCAACTTACTTTGTTTATAAACCACTACAATTAAAATAATGTACCTTTATATGCATCAAGAAGATAAACATTTTGATAGAGATTTAATTCAAAAAAGACTTATAGAGTTTGAGGGAATGGTGCTTCACTCTTACTTATGTCCAGCCGGCTTTACTACTTTAGGAGTAGGACGTAACATTGATACTAATGGGGTGGGTATCACAGAAGAAGAAGCGCTATTCCTTCTTCGAAATGATATACAACGAGTTATTAATACTCTCGATAAAACATGGGAAATATGGAGATCTTTTCCATTAGATGCGCAATACGTGTGTATTGATTTAGTATTTAATATGGGAATAAATACATTTATGAGTTTTCGCAAAACTAGAGCTTACATGGAGCTAGGTGAATGGGAATGCGCAGCAGAAGAATTACTTGATTCTAAATATGCTAAACAGGTAGGAAGGAGAGCATTGTTTAATGCGGACCAACTAACCAAATGCCAAAAAAATCACACGAACAAGAAAACACAGCAAAAAGATTAGGCCAACTAGGCGAATCCATTGTACAATCCTTTCTTTTAGAACACGCCTTATTCTGTTATAAAACCTGCGAAGGTCACCCTGCTGATCTCATTGTTGAATTTGGCAATAACTCATTATACAAAGTACAAGTCAAGGCTAGGAATAGAAGTGAACAACAAAATAAGTATACATTTGCCTGTGAGAGTCACAGGAGCAAGGCTGACTCACATAAAGAATATCATTATGATATTATTGCTTTTGTTTTTTTACCTAGCAAAAGAATCATTTTCAGAGCCAATTCGTCCAATCAGAACTATTACGTCTTCTATGACAAGCACCTTACAGAAGGTATTGAACTTCAAAGTTTAGATGAAGCCCTTAAAGCTTTAAGTAGTTATCCTAGAAGAATTCCTTTATTAGATGAGGCTGATAAGTAAGGAGGGTTACTTAATTCCAGGGAGAAGAATATAAGTGGGTATCAGCCTCACATCTATTTTACCTTTTATATACAAACATTTATATATCTAAAACTGTTTACTTCTATATAAAAACATGGTCTAATAGAACAGTATTAATTATATTTTTATTTTGAGGAGGAAAAAAATATGAATAAAACTATTAATAAGTTAGCTATTAAATTACTAGACTCAAACCAAGAGATGGTGCATTGGGATAGTTGTTGGTCAGACAATGGCGCTTTTGGTCATGGAACAGTATCTCACTGGCTTGTTTTGAAGTCTAAATATGAGTGGGCAGGAACGAATACTTCATCTGTACACGATCAATTAAAAGGTATTTGCCAAGCAATAAAGAATGACAAAATATATAAGTTAAACAGTTGTTTAGGTTCGGATATAAATCTATTTAAAATAAATGGCAGAATTGCTAGCGAGTATATTTTAGACGAAGAAGGTAATCCTAAAAACTTTAATCCATTTACTAATGGAACATATAAAAAAATAAATAAAAAGAAGGTAGCATCATGAGTATGTATTACATTTACACTTATGTCCCACAAATGGGAAGACATGGCGAGCTTATGAAAACAGCTCGCTATCGTACACGTTCTGAAGCTGTAGCTAGAGTTGAGAGAGATTATGAACGTAATATGACATCTCATATTAGAGAATATCCAATAGGTGAAACTGCACCTAATAAGTTATCAAGTTAGTTATGACTGAATATACTGAAATGGTAGCATTACAAAGTCTTAAACGTAAGATCGAAAAGTGGTCAAAGGTTATAAAACAACATTATGTTGAAACACGTTATGGTGATGGTTATTACGAATGTACTTACAATGATGATTCAAGAGAAGTACATTATAACGATGGATCAGTTAAGAAAACGGAATCGCCGCATACTTTTGAGGAATTAGTAAGAATGTATGAACAAGATCATGGTGAAGAATGGTAGGTAAAAAAACTCCATACGATATTGCTACATGTAGTACGCTTTGTGTTATTGCCGGTGTTTCACATTGGCAAACTCAAAATGAACTATTAGATCAAGCAATAAAAGCACACAACGGTGAACAGCCAGAACAATGGGAGCAAACAATTACCCAAAGAATGGGTGATGTACTTGAGCCTGAGCTTATAAGAGAAGCAGGTAGAATGCTTGGATTAAAATCTGTTGAGGTAGATATAGAAGAACCTATAAAACACGATGATTTACCTATTTGGGGCTCGTTAGATGGCCTTGGTTATGCTGAAAATTTAAGCTTTACACATAAATCACATAATTGGTTATTGTTGCCTGAACAAGAAGAGATAACTTTGGATGGATGGGGAGTTATTGAATGTAAATGCACTAGAGATTATGGTAGAGATGAAATTGAAGATGAAAGAGGTGTATTACAAGCCAAAGCTTTAATGGAGTGCGGTAATTATAGTTGGGCTGCAGTTATTGTTTTATGGCAAAGTACTGACTTTCGTATTTATTTATATGAACGCAAACAAGAGTTTAATAATCGATTAGCGAAATGGGTCTTAGATTTTGATAGAAGAGTCAAAGAGAAAGATTATTATCCACCTGTTACAAGCGCAGATGCTAACATAGTTTATCCTGTTGGAGAAGATGGTATTGTTGAGTTAAAGAAAGATTTATTAAAACATGTAGCTCGCATACAAAACAACAAAGAAGAGATCAAAAGGTTAACTGAAGAGATAGATGAATCAGAGACTTTAATTAAAGAAGAGATGAAAAGTAAGGAAAATGCTGTAATAGATAGTTTTAGTATAAAATGGCCAACAATTAAATATAAAGCTCAACCTGAGAAAATTGTGCCTGCTAAAGATGCAAGAATATCAAGGGGCAAGTCATTAAGAATTAAGGAGAATAAATGACTAGTGAACAACTAAAAGCTGTCTGGATAAAAAAAGATGTGCATGACTTATTAAAAAAGCATGCTAACAAACATGGCCATAAAATGATATGGGTTATTGAAAAACTTATCAAGGACAATTGTGGTAAACAGCAGGACTAAAGGCGCTAATTTTGAACGTGATGTTTGCAAGAAACTAACTGAGTTTTTTGAGTCAATTAATCACCCATTAGAGTTTAAAAGAAATCTTGATCAATATCAAAAAAAAGATCAAGCCGATATAGAATTTTCTAAGTTTGCAGTAGAGTGTAAATGCTATGCTGCTACAAAAGACGGATGGTATAAAGCAGATTGGTGGAAACAAGTTTGCAGAGCTGCTCAAATTAATGAATTAACTCCTCTTTTGGTCTATAAGTTTAATAATAGACCAATAAGAGTAGCTCTGCCCCTTTATATGATAAATCCAGGTTTAGATAAAACTGATTTTGATAAGATATGCGTTGTTGATTGGGATCACTTTTGTGACATTTTGCATACATATATGCTACAAAATGATTTAATATGAATAATTATGTCAATCATAGAACAATTAGAAATACCAGACAATTTTGCAGATTTTTGCGCAATAGAATATATTGAGGATTTGGAATATAGATTTCAAAACAAGAAAGAATTATTAA